CATCATCAGGCAGGCAATGGCGTGAGCGACGAGAAGATCAACCACAACAGCTTAATCGAGAAGGTTTTAGGCTACGTTGATTCGCCGTTCAAGCTATTTGCCATCCTGCTCATGGCGGTCTTTGCGTTCGTGGGGTACTTTGTCTGGCAGAACCAGGCGATTCTGATTGGCGCTTACAAGGAGCAAAAGAAGCTGCCAAGCATCGCCGAGGATCGGGTGGAAGATGTAGCGGCGCATTTGTTTAAGAACACCGATGCCGCGGTGGTGGCGATCTTCAAGGTTAATCCGATGTTTGGGACCCGAGTTCTGTACAGGGCGTACACCAAGCAGGGAAGGGAGAAGGAGCACGACGGGCTGGATGTTGGACTGTTTACCTCAAACGTGAACAACAACCGAGACGTCGTGGCGCTAATGGCCGGCGAGATTCCTTGCGGCCACTACAAGACGGCGCAGTCCGAGATCGGCTTGTGGTACATGGAAAAGGGTATGACCTACGGGTGCCGCATAGGCGTTCCGCCAGAGCCTGGAAAGCTGGTGGGGCAGATTACGGTAGGCTGGAAAGAGGAGCCGCCGGATGTGGATCAATACCGCGTGCTTCTGCAAATTGCTGCAACGATGCTTTCAAGGAGTAAACAGTAAATGGAATGGCTCAAACAGATCGCGCCCACCATCGCTACAGCGTTGGGAGGCCCACTAGCAGGGATGGCCGTCTCGGCCATATCTAAGGCTATCGGCGTTGACGAGGAGAAGGTCGGCGATTTGATCGCTAACAACAAACTCACGGCCGACCAGATCGCCCAGGTCAAGCTTGCCGAGATCGAGCTTCAGAAGCAGGCTAACGAGCTGGGCCTGAACTTCGAGAAGCTGGCGGTGGATGACCGCAAGTCTGCCCGCGAGATGCAGGCAACGACGAGATCTATCGTGCCGCCGTTGCTCGCTGCAATTGTTACCGTCGGTTTCTTTGGCATTCTTGTGATGATGCTGATGGGGACGGTTGAATCCGACAACCCGCCGATCTTGATGATGTTGGGAAGCCTTGGCACCGCCTGGACCGGCATCATCGCCTACTATTTTGGATCGTCTGCTGGCTCCCAGGCCAAGACGGAAATGTTGTCTAAAGCACCGGCAATCAAATGAAAGAAAACTTCGACGAAGCCCTTAAGGCCATCCTCCACCACGAGGGAGGGTATGTACACCACAAACTTGATCCGGGCGGCATGACCAATTTAGGGGTGACCAAACGCGTCTGGGAGGAATGGGTCGGCCACGAGGTGGACGAGAAGGCGATGCGTGCGCTGACGCCTGAGATCGTCGGCCCGATGTACAGGACCAAATACTGGGACAAGATACGCGGCGACGATCTTCCCACTGGCGTGGATTACGCCGTCTTCGACGCAGCGATTAACAGCGGACCAGGCCGTGCCGCCAAGTGGCTGCAGCAAACCGTTGGCGCTGTGCCCGACGGGGCAATCGGCGCCGGCACGCTTGGCAAAGTGGCGGCGATGGAGCCTGCCGAGATCGTTGAGAAGTACCAGGCGACGCGCCTAGCGTTCATGCAAAGCCTGCCGACCTGGGAGACATTCGGCAAGGGCTGGGGCCGGCGGGTGGCGGAAGTTGGTGCCGCCGCCGAGAAGATGGTCGGATAATTCGGCATGGCCAACCTTAACCAACAGATTCAAGTTCCTGCGCCGCCCGATATCGGCTCGGCGCCGCCAGGCTACGACCGCGGCTTTGTTGATCAAAGCAACGGGGCGCTGCGCACGTTCTTTATCAAGTTGGTTAATTCAATGGCCGCGCTTTTTAGCCCGCGTGGCGGCAAGTACATCAACACGCCTTATGGGGCGTTTCAGGATTCGACGGACCAGTCTGACGGATCAACCGCGGTCGCGTACTTCTTCCGATTCAATACGACCGACTACAGCAATGGCATTTCGCTGTACCCCCGGACTACATCATTCACGGGGTCTATTGCCACCACGACGCTGACGGTGTCGGCGGTTTCCGCTGGCGCTCTTTTCCCGTCGATGCAGATATCTGGCACGGGCGTCACGGCCGGCACGAGGATCGTCGCGCAGTTGACGGGCACAACCGGCGGCGCCGGCACTTACACGGTTTCCGCGTCGCAGACCGTCACCTCCACCGCCATGACGGGCGATCTGCCTTCAAGGGTTCAGGTCGATCAGGATGGTGTCTATAACGTGCAATTTAGTGCGCAGTTCATCAACACGACCAACGACGTCCAAGAGATAGATATCTGGTTCCGCAAAAACGATGTCAACGTCGCTGACTCAAACAGTCAATTCGGCATCAAGGCGCGCAAATCAACCGGCTCGGCTAGCCGGCTGATCGCGGCGATGAACTTTTATCTGCAACTAGATAAGGGTGATTATTTCGAGATGATGTGGCGGGTCAGCGATTCAGGCGTCTCGCTCGAGCAATTCCCAGCCGTTGCGGCTAGCGGATCGACGCCCGCAATCCCGGCCACTCCGTCTATCATTATGACTGTTACTTTTGTCTCTAACAGATCGGCCTGACCATGCCTTACATCAAGCTGCAGATCCCGCCAGGCGTCTACCGTAACGGCACCGAATATCAGTCGGCTGGCCGGTATTACGACGCCTCTCTCGTTCGCTGGTACGAGGGCACCATGCGCCCGGTTGGCGGGTGGCGCAAGCGTTCCAATTCACAGATGACTGGCGCCTGCCGCGGCTTTCTGAACTGGCGCGACAACGCTGGGAACCGCTGGATTGCTGCTGGCACGCATTCCAAGCTGTACGCCATGAATGAGGCGGGCACTCTTAAAGATATCACCCCGACAGGTTTCACGGCTGGATCAGCGGACGGCGTGAGCAAGGTCGGCTACGGCTATGGCCCTTACGGCGCCTATGCTTACGGCGTGGCGCGCCCTGATACCGGCAGCTTTACACCGGCCACCACCTGGAGCCTGGATACCTGGGGCGAGTACATGGTGGGCTGCTCCAACTCTGACGGCAAGCTCTACGAGTGGCAGCTAGGTTTTTCCACGCCCACCCTGGCCGCTGCGATCACGAACGCGCCCACGGGTAACGAGGCGGTAATGACCACGTCGGAGAGGTTCGTTTTCGCTCTGGGCGCGGGTGGCAACACCCGTAAGGTGGCCTGGTGCGATCAGGAAGACAATACGGTATGGACGCCGGCGGCGGATAACCAGGCCGGCGATTTTGAGCTGACGACTGTGGGCGACATCAAGTGCGGCAAACGCATTCGCGGCCTGTCGATCATCTTTACTGACGTGGATGTACATACGGCGACCTATGTGGGTTTACCCTATGTGTACTCGTTTGAGAAGGTCGGCTCGGCCTGCGGGGTGATTTCCTCGCAAGCCGTGGCGGCGATTGAGACGGCTGCGGTCTGGATGTCGCGCTCCGGCTTCTGGATTTATGACGGATACGTCAAGCCTCTGCCGTGCGACGTATCAGATTTCGTCTTCCAGGACATCAACAACGCGCAGGCCAGCAAGATCTACGCGGTCAATAATTCCAAGTACGGCGAGATCTGGTGGTTCTACCCGTCGGCCTCCTCAACGGAAAATGATTCTTACGTTGTATATAACTACCGCGAGAACCATTGGGCTATTGGCGATCTGGCGCGTACTGCCGGAACCGACCGCGGTGTGTTCGCTAACCCACTTATGGTGTCTTCTGACGGATATATCTACGAGCACGAGGTGGGCTACGCCTACGATTCGGCGGTGCCTTTTGCCGAGTCCGGCCCGGTCGAGCTGGGCAACGGCGATCAGACGATGAGCGTGCGCCAGTTGATCCCGGACGAGCAGACGCTGGGCGAGGTCCAGGTCTCCTTTAAGGTGCGTCAGTACCCGATGTCCACCGAGACGACATACGGCCCGTATACCGCATCGCAGCCCACCGATGTGCGCTTTTCTGGCCGCCAGGTCAAGGTTCGCTACACCGGGGCGGTGCTGGACGATTGGCGTGTCGGCGTGCCTCGGATGGAGGCGATTGCAGCCGGTGGCCGTTAATGGATGAACTAGAGTTTCAGAGATGCGCCAAATACCTAGAGGCGGCATTAGAATACTCTGGAGGGACACACGGAATTGAGGATATTGCGGAGGGTGTGCGAGACGGGCGGTTTCAGTTCTGGCCGGCTCCGAACTCCGCGGCAATTACCGAGATCATTGTCTATCCGCGACTGAAAGAGCTTCATTGCTTTCTGGCCGGCGGCGACCTCGATGAACTCAAAGTCATGCGACCATACGTCGAGGCTTGGGCAAAGCGTCATGGTTGCAGCAGGTCAACGTTCTCGGGCCGCAGAGGCTGGGAACGAACCTTTATGAAGGAAGAAGGCTACAGGCCCCAGTGGTTTGTAGTGAGCAAGGAGCTTTGAAGTGGCAACACGACTACCGTACTACACCGGCGAAGACGACATTTATTCGCAGTTGATGCGGCAATTCCAGACGGAACTGCCGTATTACAGCGCACCCGTCGCTGGCGTTACTGGCGGCTACAACCCGATGCTGTATTCAATGCCGCCCGGCCTTGGCTACAACGCTGGCCTTCTTGGTGATACCGGCCTGTTCGCTGGCGCCGCAGACAGCGCAAGCGATGGCGGACTTATCGGGTCATCGCCAACTAGCGGCGGCTTCGGCGGCTTTGGTGGGTTTGGCAGTAGCGGTGTTTCCGCTAATGGCAGCGTAAGCACAGGGTTCGGTGGTTTGTCCTTGTCCCCTGAAGGCGTTGTCTCGCCCAATAGCCTTAGCGTTCCGAACTCAATTGCTCTGGGACTAGCCGGTTTGGTAACAGGCCTTCCTCTTGGCTTGATTGGCATGATTGGAAATCAATCGGCAGCCCAGGCCGCACAAGCGCTTTCTCAGTCCTTGTCCGACACGATGGGCGTAAATGCTCCTGACGGCATCACCGCCACGGCCGGACCTAGTGGCACAGGCGGCGCCGCTGCATCCGCTGCCTCCGCTGCCGCGGCTGCGGCCTCTGCTGCTGGCCTATCTGATGCCGCCATAGGCGCTGCCAGCCAGGCGGCGGCCAATGCTGCCATTAGCGGAGCTAGCCCGTCGGAAGCCGCCGCGATTGGCGCCTCGGCTGCTGCTGCGGCCACGACGGGCGAAAGCGGCATTGCAGGGTTGGCCACCGGGTTCAGCGATGGCGGAACGGCTGGCGGCGATGCTTCTGGCATTGCTGGCCTTTCCGAGGGCTTTAGCGATGGCGGTTCTATCGGCGGGAACTCAGATGCAGGACCATCAGGCGGTGATGGCGGTGGTGGCGGTGGCGGCGGCGGGAAAATCATCTGCACCAAGCTGCACGAGCTGGGCAAGATGCCCACCGAGATCTACGAAGCGGACCAAGCCTTCGGCGCGATGCTGGTCAGCGAAAGTCCCGAGACATATCAGGGATACGCCTGCTGGGCGCAGCACGTCGTGCGCTGGATGGGCCGCGACGACTTGTTTGGCAAATTCGTTGTCTTCGCGGCGTACCATATTGCGACGCCTTGGTCCAAGGCGATGGCGCAAGAGATGGGCGTGAAGGTTGAAAGCGGATGGTTCGGTCGCTTCTTGATGAAGAACGGCCTTAAGGTTTGCCGAGCCATTGGTAAGATGAATCAGGACAGGAGCGTTCAAAATGTCTAGAAGCAGCGGCGGCACTCAAACCACCAAAACCGAGATCGACCCGGAAGTTAAAGCCGCGTATCTGCAGAACCTGCAGCAAGCGCGCAACGTCGCGGCAGCACTGCCGGCGCGCGAGTTCGCTGGATTTAATCCGCTGTATCAGGCTGGCGAGGCGCAGCTCACGAACCTCGGCCTCACGCCCTTCACGGGCGAAGAGATCACCGCGTTCCAAAATCCTTACGAGCAGCAAGTTGTACAGAATACTTTACGAGATATTGAGGACCAGCGACGCATGGGGCAAATGGCCGAAGCGCAGCGCGCCACGGCCGCTCGTGCCTTTGGCGGCTCCCGTCAGGGCGTGCAGCAGTCGCTGACCAATGCGGCCGCTTTGCGCCAGGCGGCCACGACTGCCGCGAACCTGCGCCAGCAAGGCTTCGGCCAAGCGGCGCAGCTTGCGCAGCAGGCGCGCAGCATTGGCCGCCAGGGCGCGATGGACGTTATGGGTCTGGGCGGTGCCCGCCAGGCGTTTACGCAGCAGCAACTGGATGCATTGCGCGGCCTGGGCCTCGAGCGCCTTGGCATCTCTCAGGCTGGTCTGAGCCTGAACCTGCCGAATCTGGGGATGACGCAGTCGGTGCCGCTGTATCAGAACCGTGCCGCGGGCGCACTGGGCGGCGCTTTGGGTGGCGCGCAACTGGGACAGATGGCCGGTTTCGGCGCTGGCCCTGGCGCTGCTCTTGGCGCGTTGGCTGGTCTGCTGTAAGGGGGAAACATGGCAACGTCTTTCGATATTGGCGGACTTCTTGGCAGCGCTTTCGGCGGCGGCTTGTCTGGCCTCGAGGATCTGCTAACGCCGGAGCAACTCGCTGCGATACAGCGGCAGTCGGGCCTCTCGGCCGCTGCAGCACTGCTCCAGGCCGCGGGGCCGTCCACGACGCGCACGAGCCTTGGGCAAGCACTTGGCTCGGCCTTTACGGCTGGACAGGCTGGGATGCAAAAGGGCACCGAGTCTGCGCTGACGCAGATGCTGACGCGCCAGAAGCTAGACGAGGCAAAGCGTGCTCGGGATCTGCAGGCCAACATCGCCAAGATCCTTACGGGCGGTGCCGCGCCTGCGGGTGGCGAGGTGACGGCAGAAGAGGCGCTTGCCGTGCCTGGCATGGCCGCTGGCCCGACCACCGAGCGCGCCGCCCTGATTGGGCAACCGCGCGCTGCGGCCGCGGGGCCGCAGATGAGCGCGGCAGAACAGCAGGCAAACGTCTATCGGCGCTTGGCTGGCGTATATGCCGCCAACAATAGACCCCAGGACGCAAAGATTTATAACGAAATGGCCGAGAGCATGGCTCCGAGCCGCCCCGAAATTGTTGGCGCCCCCATCAGGACAAAAACTGGATACGTTCAGCAAACGAAGACCGGGCAATTCATTCCGCTGCCGAAAGATTACGAGCCTGTTTCTAAGCCCACTGGAGCGCCGGAGGTGCGAACTGATTCGGCTACTGGTCGCCAGGTTCTGGTGCAAGGATATGAAGACGGCACCTTCCAAACCGTCCCGGGATTTGGGCCTAAGCGTGAATTTAAAGAGATCAACCTTGGCGGTAGTGTCCAGTTGATGGACGTGAATGCAATCCCCGCGACTGGAATGAATCTTCCCAAGAGCCTCGCGCCGACAGTTGTTGGCGGCGAAACGGGCGGCTTTTACGTTCTTGGCGGTGGGCGAGGCGGCGTTCCGAGGCCTCTTGCTGCGCCCGGTGTCGCGGCTCCTGCTGCAGCCGTGCCTTCCCCCGCTGCGCCTGCTAGAGCACCGGCTGCTGTGGCTGCGCCTGCGGCAGCTCCTGCCGCTGCGCCTGCGGGGCCGACGACGGCCACGACGGGCTTGCAGCCGGTTATCCCTGGCACGGGCAAGGCGTTCCAGAACGAAGAGGCATTGCGCGGTGAATTTACAAAGGCAATGGATCCTTTCGTAAAACTTGCACAAGCATTCACTAAAGTCGAGGCTGCCGCTAGCAACCCGTCTGCAGCCGGAGATATTTCTCTCGTTTATGGATACATGAAAATCCTTGACCCTGGCTCTACTGTTATGCAGGGCGAACAGGCCACCGCAACAAACGCTGGCGGCATACCTGAACGCGTTCGAGCAATGTACAACAAGGCTTTGACCGGCGAAGGTCTTGACTCGAAAGTTCGCTCTGACTTCTTGCAACAAGCTAGAAATCTTGTTGGCTCGCAAAGAGATTTGGCGAACGATTACATTGAACGCTACAAAGAAATCGCGAAGGGCTATCAGTTGGCTCCTGACAAAATCGTCTTTGACCCGTTCAAGCGCGTTAAAAAGCCAGAAGAAATTATTGGTGGCGTAACTCCAGGGTCTGGCTTTTTCCAGCAGTTCGGCTTAATCCCCCGGCCGCAGTAAAGGTTCACGCACATGACGAACATCGAACGAATCCAAGAAAACATTCGCCGGCTGCAGGCTCAAGGTCAATCGGGTGAGGTTCTTACTGAGTACCTGAAGAGCGAGGGGTATACGCCAACGCGTTACGAGCAAGCAGTACAGCGCGTCTCTAAGCTGGCTGGACCTCCTGTTAAGGCTGGCTTTGGCCGTTCTGTTTTGCAAGGTCTGTCGTTCAACTTCGCGGATGAGGCTGAAGCTGCAATGCGCGCCGGTGCTGTGTCTGGCCCGCGATACGAGCAGGAACTTGCGCGAGTCCGTGAAGGCATCAAGCAATACGAAGAAGCATATCCTGGCCGCGCTTTTGTCGGTGAGGCGCTTGGTGGGTTGGCCCCGACTGTTGCCGGGCTTGTCGCTGCTCCTTTCACTGGTGGCACGTCTGCTGTTGCCACTGGCGCGCGAGTCGGGCAGCAAGCCGCCAAGATCCCAGGCCTGCTGTCTCAAGTTAAGCGCGGCACCGTTGCAGGAGGGACGACTGGCGCCATTTCTGGCGCTGGTGGCGCAGAAGGTGGAGCAGGTGATCGACTGATGGGCGCTGCGGTTGGCGGTGCTACTGGTGGAGTTCTTGGCGCCGCTACGCCTGTCGCAACGACTGTTGTTAAGGCTGGCGCAGAAAAGGTCGGCACAGGCGTTCGTAGGGCCGGCGAAGCTGTTGGAGTTGTTGCGCCACGAGATGCGGCGACTGATGCAACCCGGAAGGCGCAGGAAATCCTAGCTCGCAAGATTGCCCAGGAAGGCATGACGCCTGAGCAACTCGCCGCCCGACAGGCTGAAACTGTTCGCGCCCTTGGTGCTCGAGATGAGACGCTGGCAGACATTGGCGGCGAAGGTATGCGCCGTCTGGCTCGTGGCGCGATGGCGATCCCGCAGTCCGCTGAGACCGAGGCCCGCCAGATGCTGGCCGAGCGCGCTGTCTCTGCAGGTCCGCGGATCATCAAGGACATTACGGAACTGACGGCCGTCGGCGCCCGCGATCTGGATGAGGTGGCTACTGACATCATCACCCGCCGTTCTAATTTGGCATCTCCTTTTTATGAGCAGGCGCGAGCTGCGGGACAGGTCGAATCGTTCGCAATTGATAACCTACTGAAGAAGTCAAAAGACATCCAGCAAGCAATTGCTAATGCGCGTCGCCTTCCTCAGTACGCTGACCTGCCAGACAACGACATGAATATGCTTGATAAGGCATATAAGTACGTCGGGGACTTGGCAGAAACTGCGAAGCGTAACGGCGAAGGCGAGAGGTTCCGTGACCTTGACAACCTGCGCACGCAGCTTCGTTCAGCGATCACTGACAAGGTTCCTGTTTATGGTAAGGCGCTAGATACTTTCTCTGGCGAATCTTCTTTGCTTGACGCGCTGACCTCTGGACGCGAAAAGTTTCTGCGCAAGTCTCCTGCAGAAATTCGCCGCGAGATTAGCGGCTTTAAGGACGAAGGGCAAAAGCAGATGTATCGCCTTGGCGCGATCCAGACGCTGCGCGATGAGATCTATGGGATGCGCGAAACCGCTGATGTGGCGAGCAAATTCCTTAACGACCGCAACATGAAAGATCGCTTCGGCCTGATCTTTAACTCGACGGGCGAATACGAGAATTTCATTAAGAACCTGCAGCGCGAGCAATCTATGGCGCGCACTCGCGGGATGATCGAAGGCGGTTCTCCTACCACCAGGATCGCTCAAGAGGTCGCCGAGATTCAAGGTCCTGCCCCTTCGGAAATTATCTCGTCCGGCGCTCAAATGGTTCGCGGCGACATTCTCGGCGGTGGCGCCAGCTTGCTGCGCCAACTGGTGCCGCGGATGCAGGGCATGGATGAGAACGTCGCCGAACAGCTTACCCGTAGCGTGCTGGACCCGAGTTTCGCGCGCCAACAAGAAACGCTCATTGGCCTGACGCCCGTGCTCGATGAGCTGCGGCGCAGGGCCATGCAGCAGCAAGTGCGCGCTACTGGATACTCCGCGACCGCGGGCACCGCAGTGCCGGGTCTGCTCGGAGATTAATCCGAGGTCTTCATGCCAAACAAACCGAACGACGAGCAGGCAAAGCAATTCGACGGTTTCGTACGGCACTGGCAGCAGGTGCTGAACCTGCAGGATTGGCGCATGGAGCGAGGCTCACGCCCTGCTCGTGGCGCGATGGCCTGCGTCGAGTGTGACAGCCCTGCTCGCCTGGCGATTTATCGCCTGGGCGACTTCGGCAGCGAGAAGATCACGCCGACCTCGCTGTCTCACACGGCGCTGCACGAGACGCTGCACGTCTTTCTTTTCGAGCTGGTGGCTGTGGCGCAGGACCCAAAGGCTACGCCTGAGCAGTTGGAGAGCGCAGAGCATCGCGTTATTAATGTGCTTGAGCGAGTTTTAGGGAGCGTAGATGGCCACGGTTCTGACTGACGACGAGTTTCTCGAGCTGTGGAACCTCCACAAAAGCGCCTCGAAGATCGCAAAAATTACCGGCATCAACGAGCGCAAAGTACATTCGCGCCGCCGCACGCTTGAGCAGAAATACAACCTAGTGCTGGTCGCTGGCGATAAGCGCACGAATGCGTTCGGGAAAGAGGCAGAGAACCACGCAGCGCGCTATCACCTTGGTATCGAAAATGGTACGGTGATCGTCTTCTCGGATGCGCACTTCTGGCCCGGCATCCGCAGCACCGCCTTTAAGGGTTTGCTGTGGGCCATTAAGCAGCTCAAGCCGAAAGTGGTGATTAACAACGGCGACGCCTTTGACGGCGCAGCGATCAGCCGCCACCCGCGTATCGGATGGGACAGCAAACCCAGCGTGGTGCAGGAGCTGCGAGCCTGCGAGATGTACCTGGGCGAGATCGAAGACGAGGCCAAGGGCGCCAAGCTGGTGTGGACGCTAGGCAACCACGATGCCCGCTTCGAGAACCGCCTTGCCAACACGGTGCCCGAGTTCATGGCGGTGGGAGGGTTTACCCTTAAGGATCATTTCCCGGCGTGGATCCCGTGCTGGTCTTGCTGGCCTACTGAGAGCGTGGTGGTCAAGCACCGAATGAGAGGCGGAGTTCACGCCGCGCATAACAACGCCGTAAACGCTGGCAAGACGGTGGTCACGGGCCACCTGCACTCGCTCAAAGTTACGCCGTTCTCTGACTACAACGGCGAGCGCTACGGCGTGGATACGGGCACACTGGCCGAGACCAACGGCCCGCAGTTTGTGGATTACCTCGAGGACAATCCGACGAACTGGCGTTCCGGATTTGCCGTGCTCACATTCCATAATGGCCGACTCTTGTGGCCGGAGTTGGTCCACGCTATAGCACCAGGTGCTATACAGTTTCGCGGCCAGGTGATCGACGTGAGCAAGCTGTGAGCATCGCCTTCTGGTTCGTGTTGGTGCCCACGCTGTGCTACGCCGGCGCGATGGCGGTCTACCTATTCCGCGGCGACGCGGCAATGGCGATTGTCTACTCGGGCTATGCCTGGGCTAACGTCGGGCTGATCTGGCTGGAGTTGAGTAAGCGCAGCGTTTAACGCGCCCTGCGCTTAATCAACTCCATCACCGCGGCATCGCCAGCCTGGGCCTCGGTCGGTGCGAACAGCGCCCGGTTCCTCTCAGCCGCGCCCTTGCGGGGTTCGCACAGGTAGTACACCGCCAGCGACTTGCGGTGCTGCCCCGGCGGGCAGGTGATCGGCTCGGGCAAGCCGTGCCAGGCGTTCGTCGTGTCAAAAAGTATAGCTCTGTTGAACATCGGCGCGATTGCTTTGATCAGCTCGCCGGGCTTGCCATTGTCATCACTCCACAGCCCCAGCGATCCGCCCCAAGACTTCTGCCAGCCGGCGTTGAGATACACGATCAGATTCAGCCTGCGCTCGAGGCCCAGCTTGGGGTGGATGCTGTAGTCCAGGTGCGTATTCAAGCGGCCGCCCGCGCCGTGGATGTGCAGACCGCCGCCATGCAAACCGTGATCTGGGTACAGCTTGCAGTTCGTGAGGCGCTCGAAAATGCGATAGCACTGCCGCGAATTAATGTCAGTGAAGAACTTGTACAGCGCCGGCGAGAAGTGGTGCCAATTGTTGAGGGTCTTTTTCACCTCGATGGCGTTGTCGTAGGTGTGCCAGACGGGGCTGTCGTAATCGGGGAAGTCCGCCGCCAGCTGGTGCGCCAGCTCGTCGTCGAAGAAGTTGTCCAGCACCAGATGCGGGAACGGATCAAGGCTGCCCCAATGATTCTGGTTCATTGCTGCTTCGCACCATAAAGAGCGATCAGGGTGGCATCAGAGCGGCCGTCGTCCTTCACGCGAGAGAACAGTGCGGCCTCGTCTGGGAACAGTTGGGCCGCGCGGTAGCGGCTGCCGTCCTTACCCTGAGGCACGTCCAGCGCCTTCTGCCAGGTGCGTGGCGGGATCGTCGTGGTGGGCACTTCGCAGGCGGCGAGCACACCGAGGACGACGCCAAGGGATTGCCCCATCGAAAACATACTGGTGACGCCCTGACCCGGCATGGCGTTCAGCCGCTCGAGGTAGGCGGCGCCCGCCTTAGCGTCACGGATGATTGTGTGCAGCGTATGCGCATTGACCATGCGCTTGGTTTTGTTGTTGCGCTCCAGCGACAGGGTGGGCATATCGTGCACCTGCAGCAGCTTGCCGTCTTCGATCAGCGCGATGGCGCCGTTCAGGCCCACGTCAATGCCAAGAACCCTCACGCCTTACCCACCGCGGCATCCATCGCCTCAGACAGCGATTTCATCCTCGCGGCTATCAGGGCATCAACCGCCTCTTCCAAGCGCCTCACGGACCCGTATAGGGGCTCCGTGGCCCCACTGGACCAGCGGCTCACCTGAGCCTGGTCGATCTCGGCCACGCGGCACACGTCCGAGAGGCGAAAGCCAGCGGACTGCGCCTTTTCCCTGATGCCTGAAATTGCTTGCTGTGCGTGAGTTGTCATGCGTAGAATTCTAAGGCCGTAATGACTAGGCGGTCAACGCAGACAAAAAAGGGGCGAGGTGTGATCCCCGCCCCCGAAGGATGGCAACTGCGGGGAGACGCCGCAGCGGGAGGCGGGTAACTGACAACCACCTCCGAGGCTGATTCTACCGGGGCAATACCCGACTAAGTTGTAGGGGAGTTGACAGGTTCGTCAATTGTTGTATGATTCGCTCATCAACAACGCAAACGGAGCAAACGACATGACCATCAAATTCAACGAAGCAACCCGCAGCAAGACAGAAGCCGTAAAAGCTCAACTGATTTCGCTTGGCTACAACGTGGTTTCAAGCGGCTACACGAACGTCATGGTTGACGTTGGGACTGACTCCCATCAGATCATTAGCGTGAACCATGCTGATGTTGATGCCTTCACAAATCGCTACCCCTTGAATGCTTAAGGAGACCACCATGCAAACCACCAAAAAATACGCCCGCACCTTAGAGGAGGCCTTCGGCCCCTACGCCCGAGGCCCGATCAGCGAGCCTTACGCTGAGCTGGACCTGACCGACAAGATCATCAGCGGCGTGTGCGGCGTGATCCTGTTCGCCCTGCTGCTGGCAATCCTCACGGGGGTGATCTAAATGCACGACAAGCTAAACGGCGAGATCGACAAGATCGTCATGGAGATGGCCCCGCCCGTTAACTCCATTGGGATGCTGGCAACCGACGACGTTGTGCGCATCGTGCGCCAAGCAGCCACCCGTGGGGCTATGGCCGGCTGGGTCGCTGGCGAGCGCACGGCGCGCGCTCACTGGGGCCGCGAGATCGACAAGCTGCGCGAGCGCATTAAAGAGCTGGAGATGGATCAGATTGCGGGGGCCAAGTGAAGCGCGCCATCGCCACCGCTGCGCTCGTGGCGCTATGCGCTACGGCGCACGCTGAGTTCTGGGACGGCAACAAGTTGCACAACCATCTGAACGGCAGCACCGGCGAGCAGTTGCTCGGCTTGGGCTACGTGATGGGCGTTGCGGACGCACTGCAGCACATTACGTTCTGCCCGCCAAGCAACGTCACCGCGGGGCAGGTGCGCGACATGGTGGCCAACTACTTGAGCAACGTGCCAGCCGACCGCCACCTCACTGCCGAAGCGCTGATAAACAAGGTGCTCAAGGGCGTCTGGCCTTGTGCGCAGCGGCCGGCCGCGCCGAGCGGGAGGTCGCTATGAAAGACGCGAAAAAGCTAGAGCTGCTGGCCGATTACCAGTTCCTGTCCTATAGCGTTACGGCAATCATGCTGCAAGCCTATGAGCACCACGAGGCAGGCGAAGCGGAGCTGTCATGGCGCTGTCTGCTGTCTGCGCAGATGTTTAAAGACGAGCGCGAGAAGGCGTGGCAGAAAGTGCGCCCGTACTATGTGGATGCGGTGCAACTGAAGGAGGGGATAAAGTGACTGACTTTTTCCACAACCTGCGTTTCTGGCTCATCGTCGCCGCGGCAATCGCCGTCCCTTGGTTCATCGTTTACATAATCCTATGACTTGCAACTGCCATCCCGAATCGCCATTCCTCTGGTACAAGAACAAGCGCCCGAGCATCTTCGTCGAGCAAAACCTAAATCAATACTCGCTGCTCTCGCAAAAGCAATCCGCGGTCGTCGAGCGCGAGCGCCAGGCTGGCCGCGACATTGCCCACATTCCGGGCCTGAGCAAAGCTAGCAACGCGCAGCGGATCACCGACGTGCGGCGCTTCACTATCTACAGCAAAGCATGAAGCGAGGCCACCGCATCGCGCAAGTGCGAAGCATCCTGCGCCTGGCGGAAGACGGCATGACGGTCAGCCAGCTGTCGCACCGCACTGAGCTGGACAGGCCGCACCTATCGCGGATCTTGAACAAGATGCCAGATGCCTACATAGACCGCTGGATCAAGCACACGCGCACCGACGAGGCGGTCTGGGCCGTCGTGGTGCCGCCGGACAACTGCCCTTAACCTAACGTCAAAAACTGAAAGAAGAACATGGAACGACTAACCCACGAAGAGGTCCTGAATCTGCTTATGGATAAACTGATTTTTAAAAATACACCTGAGAAGCTGCGCCCAATGCTGATGGTCAGCGTGATGGATAGATCGGA